GCGGCGGACACTCTCAGCCAACTCCACAGCCTCCCCCGCCTCCACCAGCGACTTGGCGGATTGGAACAGGCCCAGATCAACCATTGACACCTGGGCCAGTCCCATCTGGAGCCGCAATGGCAGCAGCTACCGAGACCGCAGCTTCCACCACTAAGGACAAAGACAAGGGAACCGTCTTAGGATCATAACCATGAAAAGCCCTTCACCACCACCGGTCAGTCCACCTCCTCCGCCACCTCCGAACCCACCAATGTTTGGAGCTGACGCACCGAAGCAGAAGGCTGGCCAAGGTCAGACCCTTCCACAACCGACTGTGCTAGGCGCGGCATTAGCCACACCGGCTGGAGGCACAGGACAGAGACAGCTGTTAGGACAGTAACATGGCAAAGCGACACTCCAAGGCTCACGCGCATCTAAAGGCTGCGCACGCAACGGCACAGAAGAACCACGAAGAACTTCTGGGGCATCTAAAGAATATCGAGTCTGCGCTCAATCAGGATCAGGCTCAAGACGCACCAACTCAACCAGGTGGGCCAGGCCAAACGATGGGCGATGGCTCCTCGCCGCTTGGCGGCAAAGCAATAATGGGTAGCTAATGCCTCTGGGCCAACAAGCAGTTAACGTCAAGGTCGATGGCAAAGTCCAATCGGTCATGGCGAAGATGCCAGACAAGCAGACCCTCAAGTTGAGGGAGCACGTCAATGGACGACTCATTGGTCTTCGGACTAATCGCTACAGCTGGTGGGTTCACTGGCGGGAGTGTGCTGACTATATTCTACCTCGACGCTATAAATGGCTCATTACACCCAACCAAATGGCTCGTGGCTCTCCTATTAATCAGCATATCCTCGACAGTACTGGCACTCTGGCTGCTCGTAATCTCGCGGCGGGATTGATGACAGGATGTACGGACCCAACAAAACAGTGGTTCCGTTTGAAGCTAGGGCATCTCGACTCGACACAGACGAACGAGATCAGTCTATGGCTTGCCGAGTGCGAACGCATCCTTGGGATCGTGTTCCAGGAGTCAAACTTCTACACAGCGATGGCCACCCTCTACTTCGATCTCGTTGTGTTTGGAACTGGAGCAATGATAATCTACGAGGACTACGATAATGTCATCTGCTGTTACAATCCGTGCCCTGGTGAGTATTACCTTGAGTCATCAGACACGCTCTACGTTGACTCTATCTATCGAGAATTTACTTACACAGTTAGCCAAACAGTACAAAGATTTGGGATCGATAACTGTTCACCCGCTATCCAATTGCTCTATAAGTCTGGAGGGGCTAATCTCACTAGAGAGCTAGTGATAGCACACGCAATTGAGCCGAACAACGATGCGAGGAAGTTTGGCATACCTGAGCAGTTTAAACACCGCGAATGTTACTGGGAATGGGGCGGGTCGGCAAGTCCTCAAGGAGGATCGTCCTATGCTCCCGGTGTTCTTTACAAAGGCGGATTTCATGAGCAGGCGTTCATTGCGCCCAGATGGGATATCGTGGCCAACGACGCTTACGGCCGAGGGCCAGGGATGGACGCACTCCCAGATATTAAGCAGTTGCAGATGGAAGTTAGACGAAAGGCGCAGGCAATTGATAAGCTTGTCAATCCCCCAATGGTCGCAGATATACAGCTTAAAAATCAACCTGCTTCCTTGCTTCCAGGGGGTGTTACATATATCGCTGGAATGTTGTCCAACCAGAGACCCGGCTTCGCACCTGTCTATCAAGTCCAACCTCCCGTTAAGGAGATCATGGAAGATCTTAATGAAGTCAGACAGCGAATTAAAGATATATTCTTCAATAACTTGTTCCAGACGATTAGCCAATTTGAAACTCGAAGTAATGTCACGGCAGTGGAAATCGACGCACGACGAGCTGAATCAATGGTCATGCTTGGGCCAGTTCTCGAGCGAATTAACGGAGAAGGACTTAAGCTTGCAGTGAACAGGTCTTTCCAGATCGCAGCGCGTTCACGCATCTTCCCACCTGCTCCGAGGCAAGTGCAGGGAATGGAACTTGAGATTGACTTCGTATCTATGCTTGAGGTGGCGCAAAATGCTGCGCAGTCGTCAGGCATTGAGCGTATCTTTGGTCTTGTGGGTAACCTGGCTGGCGTCGATCCAATGGCTATGGATAACGTGGATTTTGACTATGGCATACAGAAGATGTCTTACTTGTTGCATAACGATCCAAAGCTTATCAGATCGCCAGACGAACTCCAGAGGATCAGAAAAGGACGAGAGCAACAAAAGCAAGAACAGCAACTCTTAGCGTCTGCGGATCAAGCACAGAAGCTGGCAAAGGGTGCGCAGACTCTATCACAGACAGATGTTGGTGGTGGACAGAACGCACTAGGTGCAATGCTTGGTGGTATGGGAGGCCTTGCCGGTGGCGCGTGATTTCACTGACCGTAAACAGATAGCGAGGCTAGAGAAGGATGCTAGGGCTAGAGACAGGCAAGACGCTTTGGCTATTACTGGTCTTATGGATAATATGGCTGGTCGTGGGTTCATACTTCATCAGCTTGAGCGAGCGCACGTCTTTCATACTTCCTTCTCAACAAACGCACTTCAAATGGCCTTCAATGAAGGCGAACGCAATCGAGGTCTGGACCTCCTCAACACAGTCATGACCTACTGTCCAGAACAGTACGTCCTAATGATGAGAGAAGCCAATGCCCGAAACGCCGCTACCGAACGATCCCTCAGCACGGACGGAGACAGGGGAACTGAAGCCGGTTCAGAACGAGGGGACGATTTTAACCAGTCCGACCTCTACCGAGACTTCGACAACCGAGTCCAAGCCGGAACAGTCCGAATCATCACAGACGACGACGAAACCGGCGGAGACTCCGAAGCCCGCGACTGAGGCTAAAGGCAAGCCATCCGTACTGAACGAGAAGCAGAATATTGCTACGGGCGCACCGGAGAAGTATGAGCCGTTTAAGCCCCCAGAAGGTTTTGAATACGATGCTGGCAAAATGGAAGCTGTGAACGCCAAGTTCAAGGATATGAACTTGTCGCAAGCACAGGGACAGGAACTCATGGACCTCTACGGTAAAGAACTCGTAGAGGCTGAGAACGGGCCATACAAGCTGTGGGAAGAAACCCAGCAAAAATGGCGCGACGAGATCAAGGCTGACCCCGAACTCGGTGGGAAGCTAGATCAAGTCAAGACCACAGTTGCTCGTGCGATTGATGGACTTGGCGATCCAAAACTAGCGAGAGAGTTTCGTGAAGCGATGGACTTCACAGGCGCGGGGAACAATCCTGCATTTATCCGTGCCTTCTATCGCATGGCACAGAGACTCAGCGAAGGAGGCCCGCATCCAACGGGAGGTCCGTCACCGGCGGCCAGACCTGGAGCGGGAGGACCTGTCTCAATTGCAAGAGCTATGTACCCGAAGCTTCCATCTGTTGAAACACAATGAGGGACTAAATGGCAACACTTGCTGCAACCGCCCTGACCTATATGGATTGGGCGAAGCGCATGGATGACGGCTATCGAGTGGCCGGCATCATCGAGTTGCTTTCCCAAACCAACGAGATACTTGAGGACATGTTGGTAGTGGAAGGCAACCTCCCGACAGGGCACAAGACCACAGTCCGCACTGGTTTGCCGCAGGCCACTTGGCGCTTGCTGAACCAGGGCGTACCGAACGCCAAGTCAACCACTGCACAGATCACTGACACTTGCGGTAATCTGGAAACCTATGCAGTGATCGACAAGGACATCGCCGACTTGAACGGCAACACCGCAGAGTTCCGGCTCTCGGAAGTCAAAGCCTTCCTCGAAGGCATGAGTCAACAAGTAGCCACGACGCTGATCTACGGCAATCAGGGGATCAACCCTGAACGCTTTACTGGTCTTGCGCCGCGGTACAGCACAAAGACATTGGCAAATGCTCAAACAGCGGCGAATGTCCTTGACGGAGCAGGTACTGCGAGTACCAATACTTCTCTCTGGATTGGAGTTTGGGGAAGCGATACTGCTCACGCCACTTTCCCAAAAGGAAAGGTTACTGGCCTTCAGCATCGAGATATGGGCGAATGGCCTGTGCAAGATGCGGCAGGAAATACTTACCAAGCGTACCGAGACCACTTCAAGTGGGAGATCGGCTTCGTGATGAGGGACTGGCGCTATTGGGCGCGCGTAGCTAACATCGACGTTACGCAGCTCAGTGGGGTCAACGCTGCAAACTTAATCAACCTGATAGTGCGAGCCCTCTATCGGTTGCCCACAGCGCCAGTTTCCGCTACAGCAATCCAGACCTCGGACACTCCTGAGGTTCGGGCAGATATGGGCCGCACGGTTATCTACTGTAACCGTGTCCTCCGCACTTACTTGGACCTTCAAGCAATGAACAAGACGAACGTGCTTCTGCGCATTGAGGAGTTCCACGGTAAGCCAGTGACCACCTTCAGGGGCATCCCTATCCGCACTTGCGATGCAATCCTGAACAACGAAGCACAGGTGACCTGATGACAATACTTGATGCACAACTTCAGTTCACAGGCTATCCGGCGACTACCGGCATTGCCGTACCTGGAACGAACTATGATCTCCCGACAACGGGGGCTCAGAACTCCTCGAACATCATCGACCTGCACATGCTTGGTATTCCCAAGCTCGCCGCTGGCCAAGGTGCCCGCGACATCGGTGTAGGCGATGATCCTGCAATGAAGCTGCTCATCCAAGTCGTGACGGCTATGGTTGGCGGTACATCGCTTATCGTTGCCCTTCAAGGGGCACCGGACGATGGCACTGGCAACCCTGGCGCATGGACAACTTGGTGGGCCAGTGCAGCTGTCGTCACTGCAAATCTGACACAGGGCGCACGGCTGTATGACATGGACATGCCTCGACCGCCTCCAGGCGTCGGGGTCCCGAGGTTCTTGCAGTTGTCATATACAGCGGCCGGCACGTTTACCGGAGGTGCTATTGGTGCATGGATCGTTCTCGATCGTATGGACCAGATGTACAACGGCACGAACAACGCAGTCCTTGGTGCCTATCCTCCTGGGATTGTGGTTGCTAACTGAGTGCGTTCCTCCCGTTTGGCGTAATACTGGAGGGAGTTCCACCCCGGCGCTCCCTCCCTTTTAGGAGGCTACAATGCGGAAGTCACTGATAGCACTGCTGGCGTTGCTTGCGCTTTGTAGCTCAGCGATGCCACAAGGCGGCTCTGTCGTAGGGCCGATGAACCAGATAAGTTGTAATAAGTCAGCAATCGCGAACGTCGCCAGTGCCACTACGGCTTCCGTAGTTGCTGGTGTAGCTGGTCAGACTATTTCGATTTGTGGCTGGCATGTTACCTCTACACAATCTGCATCGAACACCTTTAAGTTTGTGTCTGGAACACAGGGTGGTCCTTGCACTTCCCCTGCTGATCTAACCGCGAACTTCTCTATCACCTCAACCGCGCCCTCGGCGCAAATGAACAGCTATGCAAATCTGTCAGCCCCACAAGGGGCGCAGGTCTGCGTAGTTACAACCGGAGCAACTGTCGGTACAGCCGTTCAGTTGTTCTATGCTCAATTCTAGGAGACTACAATGCGTTGGAGACTTTGTGCAAAACACTACCTCTGGGTGCCGGATACCTTTTATCTGTACGAGGAAACGTCGCGAGAGACTGGCAAACTCGCGCGGAAGCAATGGCCGGTTCCCCTCTACCTCGACCCTGACTCACCTGCGGATCAGAACTATCCAGGCGAGATTATTGTATGCCATGCTGGTAAGGGACAAAAGCGAGACATTATTTTCAAAGGCCCGCCAACTCCCGACATGGAACCACTCGATGACGAAGCGCAAGCGCTCTCTGACGCTGAACGTCACAAGTGGGTGCATCCTATCGAGTCGCTCCCAGGCGACTTCTCTGCCTCCCTATTGTCTGTCTTTCAGCAGCAAATCGACGAGTTGGTTAGAAGCGGCAAGGCTCCTGCCCCCGCTCAAAACGTCTCGGCTGATACCGTCAGCAAGAAAGACTTTGATGAGCTGAAAGCATCAGTCGCTCTTCTCATCAAAGAGAACTCTATGCTTAAGAAACAAGCGGAGACTGTTAAGAGGGCCTAACATGAACGCTCCCTTTGTACCGTCAGTCAATGTAACTGATGACGACGCTGATCAGCCTAATACCGTCCGAGTCTATTTAGGCCCTACTCTCGGATGGGTTATGCTACCAGTTACTAGCATACCAGCGTCGTCAGCTTCTAACATTGCCTTTGTCGCTGGCGGTAGTATCTCGTCTGGCAACGTGCAAGACGCGATCATGGAGTTAGACTCTGAGAAAGTCCCGACCACAAGGGCTGTAACTGGCTCGGGGCTTGCGACTGGTGGCGGTCAGCTGACCACGAACAGAGTTATATCTGTACCCGCGGCTTCAAACGCTGATGGTATCGACGGCACTCGAACCGATGTGGCGATGACTCCTGCCGCCACAATCGCAGCCATAACAGCGCATGGCGGAGGTGGGGGCGGAGGCGGCATACCTGAAGCCCCCACCGACGGCAAGATATATGGTCGGGGAAGCGGAGCCTGGACGGCTGCGGTGAAGCTAGCAGGGGATCAGATGACTGGTCCTCTGCTGATGTCAGGTGACCCGACCGCTCCAACTGAAGCAGCAACCAAACACTACGTCGATACACAGATCGGAGGGATAACCGGCGGTTACGTCAGCAAAGCTGGCGACACGATGACTGGACCGCTGACGTTGCCAGCTAATCCAATCCTCGCCCTTCAAGCTGCGACGAAGCAGTACGTTGACACAGTGGTTGGTGCTGGCGGTGCGACGCTAACTATCTCCGACACTGCACCAACAGGTAAGCCGGCTGGCAGCCTTTGGTGGGAGAGTGACACTGGTATCCTTTATGTTTACTACAATGATGGCGATAGCAGTCAATGGGTTCAGGCAGCTGCCTCGACGTATGACACTAGCAAC